TGGCCGATATCAAGATCGGCCACCCCTGACTGTCGACCCCAACATAGTCGCCGGGCAAAACCTTCAGGATGCCTCGGTTCGGGACATAGAGCAGGTTGCCTTGCGACCACGCCGTGGGCATGCGCGAGTGCACCACGTTGAGGTCGTCCTTGATCAGATTGGCGATCTGAGCGAGGTCGGCAGCGTCCTGTGCGGGGCCGCCGCCCGCGGGGACAGTGGTCAGCGCCCCCGCGACCAGGGCCGTCAACGAGTTGTTGGCGGTCGTGCCTAACGTTTTGACGAAGCTTGTCATTAGGAGCCTACTAGCCGAAGGTGGAGGTGAAGGCCGAAGTGCTCTCGATCCGACCGAAGAACTGCTGGTTCTCGATGATCGTCCCGTAGAAGACCTTCCAGCCCACGACTCGCAGCTGGTTGAGCGGGTCGGACTTGTCCGCCCCCATCAGCATCGTGATCTTCACGTCATCGAGCGAGACCTGCCCGTAGGCGCCGCGGCCGATGAAGAAGCTCGGATAGACCGTGACGCCCGAGTTCGGCGCGGCCGGCGGTGTCTGCGCGGCGCCGATGCCGGTGATCACGACGTTCGTGTTGGGCGGCAACTGCACTGCTTGACCAGCTTGCGGACCTACGGTCGGACCCGAGGTGGACAGGGCAAGGTTGGCCGGGGACGTGGTGAGGCCGATGTAGACGCTGTAGGTGAACCCGGCGGTCGAGGGCGTGTGAACCGTGATCGACCCGTTCGGACCCGTGACCGCCTGGGAACCCGAGACCGCGTAGACCTGACTCTCGTACTGGTTCTGGGTGTCCGATCCCGTGACGATGACGAAGTAGCTGTTGGTCGCGAGCGCGCCGGCCGTGCCGGGGGTGTAGGTCACGCCGTTTGCCGCGTTGGTGAAGCCGGTGAAGGATGGCACCATGTTGGAGAAACAGAACCGGACGCCGCCCCACTCGCCTAGCTCGTAGTTGTAGAGGCGGTTGAGATCGCTGTAGGACCATGCGGTGACGACGGTCGGGTTCTCCCGCATGTCCTGCACGACCAAGGGATGCAGGATGCTGACATAGTGCGGCATCGAGCGGGGGTTGCTGGAGGCCTTGGCGCCGCCGGCGTCCGCCTTCAGCTTGGTGTTGGTCATCTCGTCGCCGTCGTAGCGGGGGGCGCCGAGGGTGAAAAGCGCACCGACGATGCGGTTGACCTCGTGGGGGTTGAGGACGTCGCCGGCCACGAGCGCGGCGCGGGAGCCTCGGGTGTTCACGTAGTTGACCTGGGTGCCCGCCATCAGGTTGTTGAAGACGTTGCGATCGAGCGTTTCACCGATCTGAAGCCCCAGAAGCTCCTTGGCCTTGCTGACCAGTGGATGCTTGATGGTGAGCTCGGCGACGTCCGTGATCGTGATCTTGTCGCCCCACTGCTGTGCAGTGGCGCTGACCTGACCGATGGTCATGGTCTCGCCGATCGGCGGGACACCTTCCGACAACGGCGCGTAGGGGAGCGGAACACGGTTGTAGCGGGTCGCAGTGTAGGTAGTGCCGCGACCCTTGGGGAGGGTCAGCGGATCGCCGAACTGGTAAGCGACCAGTTGTCGCCGCGCGAGAGGAAGAGTTTCGTCCGCAATATAGGCTTCAATGTCGGCTGAAAAGCCGGCTGCGACGTTTGTGGCCACCGAGTCTCTCCTTCAAGATGCGCGGCCACAAGGCCGCACTTAAAAAGTCACATTCTCCAGGCGCTTCCTTCGCGCCTCCGCTTCGCTCTCCTGCGTGCGACCGCCGCGAACATCGCTCTGACCGCCGGGAGGGTTGCTTCGCTGGCGCCGGATCTGCTCCGCGCCTTCCTTTTTCTGCTTCGCAGCGGCCTTGCCGCCGCCCTGAAAGACCTTCTCGCCGATGATGAACTTCAAGAGGGCCTCACGATCGACGTTCTGTCCCTGCTTGCGGATACCGGCGAGACGGGTCTCGACTTCAGCCGCGTACTTCTTGGCCCGCGGGTCGGACAACTGCAGGCGCTCGAAAGCAGCCTTGTCATTGGCCTCCTGCGTATTCCACTGCAGCTGCTGCAGGTTCTGGGTGAACACCCCCGTCGCCTTCTGCAGCTTGTAGTCGATGATCTGCTGTGTGCTCCACAGCGCCATCTCGTCGTCGGTAGGCTCCTTCTTCTCGACCGTTGCAGCCCTTCGCGACTGCTCGGCCTTGAACTCGTTGAACTCGCGCTCGATCCGGGAAGAGTGCTCGCGGGCCTCGCGGGCTTCGTTTGCAAGCTTCTGGAACCGGGCTTCGCCGCGACTGGCCTTCTTAGGCGCTACTTCCTCGTCGCCGGCCTCTTCGCTGTCGGCTTGTCCTTCATTTTGTTCGGAGGCATCATCGGTTTCGCCCCCGCCTTCTTCATGTTCGCCATCTTCGAGACTTTCGATTTCTTCATCGTGCAGGTCCTCGTCGTCGATATCGGGCATTGTCTTCTCCTTGAGTGGGCTTACGGCCACCAGTCGGGGTGCCTTACGGGTCACTAGTCGTGTAGTCCCTTACGGAGACCGGTCGTGTGGTCAGTACCATAGCGGGTTTCTGTTAAGTGTCAAACACCTACCAGGAGGGGGTTTACAACTAGCGAACCTTACCGGTTTTCATGTACTCGCCGTCGAGGTCCCGCTCGATATACCCCCGTCCCCTGCGCAGGTCCTCCACGCGACGGTCTATGGCGTTGATGCGTTCTTCCTGCCGGGCAAGGTCAATGAGTGCCTTGGCAAACGCGGCGAGCTGCGAATTCTGGCCTTCGACGATATCTTTCAAGGCCTTGATCTCGCCTGTTACCAGATCCAACCGCCCCGACAGCTTGTAGATGAACCACAAGGCGCCCGCCAAGGCCGACGCGAATTTGAGCAGGTCAGCGATGTCTATGGTGGAGTTGAAAGACATCGGAGAACCAGCGCTTTCTGTAACAAAATCAGCTGGTTGTCGGATCGACCGGGGCCGTCAAATCGACCGGCGGGTCGCTGGCTTCGGACTTTGCCATGGCGTCCTCGAACGCCGCATCGCACTGCGCGTCAAGCGCGTACAGCGTCACCATCTGCGCGGCAGTCGTCGCCGGGTTGTTCTGCAGCGCCGCGATGATGTTCTTCACGATCGGGACCATGTCCACAGCCTCCTGGATAAGGGCGGGGACGATCGCGACGAGTGCGTTGATGATGGTCTGGATAGCCGGTGAACTGGCGCCTACGGCGGGGAGGAGCTGCCCGATCAAGGTCAGCAGCAGCGTGATGATTGAAGTCATTGGACAACTCCGGGGATGTTGTACTGCGTGATGACGTCCTGCAGGGTTTGCACCGCAGCCTGCAAGGTGTTGTAGAGGCCGGCGGGACCGAGCGCTCCGGGGTTGGCCCTCATGAACGCCTCAAGGTTATTCCGCGCCGCGCGACCCGAGCGCACCGCGGGGGCAATCTTCTTGCGGGCCGTGATAAAGTTGGCGCACGCGGGGTTGGATCGATGAGCCGTGCAGAACACGATGTAGTTCGTGGCGGTCTGCTCCACCGCGTCAAAGCTGTTGCCGGCAATAATGACCGCGCCCGGCGGTACAGTGGCGCCCGTGGCCGAAGTGTAGATGTTCTCAAGGTTCTGCGCAAAGGGCGTGGCGCAGGCGCCGAGGAGGGGGGCGAGCAGTAGCAGCGCAAAGAACCTCTTCATTTGGGGACCACCTTGACCTCTGTGTTGGCGACAACACTCGAATTTGCAGGGAGGGCGTCCGCCGTCGCCTTGTCAGTGACGACGGTCGTACCGGGAAGGTTGCCGACCGTGTCGGCGAGGGACGTCTTGCGCGCGGCGACCGCGCCCCATCCCACGGCGGCAATCGTGGCGACCGAACCAAGCACCGTTGCCCACGTCGCAGCATCGAGCCCGAAGACGCCCTTGCCGGCCAGGAAGCCCGCGATCGCGGCGATCAGTGGCGCCAGAGTGGTCTGTAGCTGCGTCTTGTTCACGATGCCCTCCTAGTCGTGGATGCGCGCCGCCTGGACGTGCATCGCGTCGATCGACCCCGGCGTCCAGTCACCACCCCAGATCCAGCCCTCTTCCTTGAACTTTGTAACGAGTAGGGACTGATCTGTAAAGAGATGCCTTGTACTGTGGAAGGCGTTGTCCTTGGCGTCCCAGTCGAGTGCACAGGCAAAGCCGTGCATCGACAAGGCGTTACCACCGCGCATGGGGCGAAAGTTGTAAGACCCGTCATACTGGTCGTACCGGTGGGACTTGATCACCGTTAGGTCATGCCCGGCCGCGTCCCAGATGGTGTTGAGGACCCGGTTGAGGCTCTCCGCGCACTTGTTGTGAATCAGGATGTGGCCGGTGCGAATCTCGCCTACAAAGAGCGGCCAGGGACAGGCCACGCTCGTCGTGTTATGCTGGAGCCAGCCGGGCTTCCGGGGGTCACCGTAGAAGGCGAACGCTTCGCGTTGCAGAGGCCATCTATTCATACTAACCTCGATCGTGGTGGAGGGCTGCTATGAAACTACTGCTTTGTATGTTTCTCGGATTCACGTTGCTGATAGTCGGCATTGTTGCCCAGCCGAAATGTCATGCGCACCCGCCGGTCTATGTCGGCGGGATCTTAGTCGCAGGATGCAAATGATCTCAGTTATAGCTGCCTGCGCTGGTTAGCGTGCCGAGCGGAGAATTAGTCCCCGGGACACTTGCGGCACCGCCGTTGGTATTGACCCATCCACCGGTTGTAGAATTGATATTATGAGCAGCCGTAATTGTGTGGGCATTCAGAGTCCATACAACGCTTGTCGCATTTACAATTCCCACTTGAACAGCAGAAAGCGTTTGCTGTCCGTAAGTGACATTGCCGGAAAATGAGAACGTAGCAGCGTCCATGTAGATGCTGCCAGAGGAAGAGGCAAAGGCGAGATAGCCGCTAGTGCCTGCGGCGATTGTCGTAGTGGTACCGCCTTCTACTACAATCAAACCATAGTTATCGGCTTGCAGTTGAGCCACCGAACTTGATCCTGTTGGATTGAGGACAACACCGCCTTCGACTCTGATATGTGCGCCAAATGCTGCTTCGATATCGCAATTGTTTCCGCTGCCACCCGCAAGTGTGACATTCTTGATCTCAAGAAAATCTGCAGCGTTGAATGCGCCAATAGCGCAATTACCGGTATTATCCGCGATCGTGCAATTCGTAGCGGAACCGCCATCACATTCGACCGTGATGGAATTGTTACCCTCGACCTGCTTAAGTGCGCCCGACCAGTGCAACCCCGAATAACAATTGACCCCCGTCGTCGGCACGCAGGACGAATTTGTCGCAAGCCGGACATCAAAGGTCGCGTTCCCACCGGTAGCGCTCCCGCCAGTGCCAAGAAGCTGCCCCCAAATCACCCCCATGACGACGTGACCGAGAGTGGCGCAGGCATTCGACGTTCCGGTCGCCAGGCAATCATTTGTATCGCTGCCGGCGGGGTCCAGAAAAAGCTTCTGGTTTAGAGGTGCCTGTACCATCTGATAGGCAGGATCTTGAACCCAAACGTTGTTGATATTGCGGAACTTGCTGCCCTGCGTCGGGTATAGAATGTTTGAACTGGGTGTTATCCCACTTATCGAAAGCTGCTTTCCCCGACCGCTCGCCCAGCCATCGACGTTTGCGACAGTGAGAACGCAATTCGCTGTGAAGCCAGATGCAGCCCCAACGGTGAAAGCAAATTGAGCATTGCCTCCTAGTGCTGCGGTCTTGCCGCAGAAGGTACTATCGACAGTTGGCGCTGAAGTGATAACCGCACCGCCTGCTAGAACATTGGTATCAACCCCTGCCGGAAGATTGGCGGCGGGCAGCGTTCCGCTAACATCCGTCGCCAAAGCAACCGTGCCAAAAGACGGATTGCCCGCCGCATTGCCATGCAAGACGGTCGTCGTCGTGCCTTGATTAGCGTGTTGCGCCGAGGCCAATGTGTCAGTCGTGCAAGTGCCAACACCAGCGGCGGAAATCGCTGTCACAAATTGGTTCGTACACGCTGATGCCGTGATGTTCATGTCCGCGGAAACAACAGAACCGAACGACGGATTGCCCGCCGCGTTGCCGTGCAAGACCGTTGTCGTCGTGCCCTGATTAGTCATCGCGATGACACCGGCTGCGCTCAGCGTCACCGGCGCGACCGCCGAGAGCGCACCACCGTTTGTTGTCGTCGCACAGGTCGGACAGGTCAATGTCAGGTCCGCGGAGAGCGCTCCACCACCACCGAGCGGCGCGGTCGTGTTGACGTTGCGCGTGGAGGGGACACCGCCAAGGGTCGCGAGCGTGACCGTAAGCCAACTTGGATTCCCGGCAGGACCACCGGTCTGCAGGAGTTGCCCCGACGTCCCCGGCGCGAGGCACTTCCACAGCAGCGAAGGCGTGTCGAAATAGAGGACCGCACCGACCGTTTGGCAGATCGACGCGAGGTTCGCTTGTGTTGCTGTCGGCGACCAGAACGGGGGATTGGTCGGCCCACCGGAAGTCAGCAGCTGCCCCGTCGTACCCGGCGGCAACGTCTGCCAGTTGAAGTTCGGGCCGACGTTGCTCTTGTAGATAATCGACTCGGGAAGCGGCGGCCGAATGATGTCGTAGCCAACCATGTCCAACACGCGATTCACGTCGATCGCCTGCGGCGGCACGAAGTTGAGTGTGTTGTTCGCCATGATGCTGTTCGCGCCAATCGACGGCAGCAGCGAGAGCGAAGAAACTTGGCAGTTCACCCAGACGGGGGCACTGCCGACATTTTGGCTCGTCAGACACTGCCCGGCGAGACCAGGTGCGAGCACCTGCGACAGGCCGCCGACGCCCCAGTAGTTGATGGAGCCCCACGCGCCCGCGGGAATGTTCTGCGCCGCGACGGGAGAGGCGAGCAACGCGAAGAGGAGGGCGAGAAGCTTTTTCATTCGTAGGACACCGCAACAACTCCCGCTCCGGGGTCGATCACAAGACCGGCCAGGAAGGGGAAATCCATCTTGTACACGCCGACCGCTGCACCAGTGAGCGCAGCGATTTGGTTCGCTACGGTATTGCCCGTGGCCAGCGTCCCATCATAAATCAATATGGTACCCGCGGTAATTACTGCCACCGACACGAGTTTCCCCGACGCGGGCTTCACCACAGTAATGGCCCCAGAGATGTTCAATCGGCTTGAAAGCTGTCCTGCAAGATAGTGCACCATCACATTTTCCTCGGCATTGAACCCGGCATCTGATCGGGATGGATTGCCCCCGGCGGGTTCTGCCCGCCGCGCGACTGGCCCGGCTGAGCGCCGGGGCGGGGGGTTCCTGCGACACCCGGACCAGCGCCACCCGGCACACCGGGAGCCCCCTGTTGCTGCGCCATCGCGGCCTGCTGCTTCTTCGCTTTCTGCTGCATGTGCAGGAAGACATGCTCCTGAAACTTCTTGGCGCTGCCGGCGCCGCCTTGCGCCTCGTTCAGTTTCATCGCCATCATATGCGCCTGGATGTGCTGGTCGTCGTCGTCCATGTCATGCGTCGGGACCTTGTAGCCCTCCGACAGCAACATGTTCTCCTCGTTGACTGGCACCGGCATCTGCATCTCCGGCGAGATGAAGATCAAAGGCGCAAGCCGCGGCCCAAAGGTGTTCTCCACAAACTTCGAGATCACCGGAACGAGGTTGACCTTGTAGCCGTTCAACTGCTCGGGCGGGATGCCGCGGATCACGTTCATGCCTGCGATCTGCTGCTGGATCATCTGCGCGTTGCGCGCGCTCTCGACGCCGAGCCAACGGAACTGATAGTGCCGATTAAACTGAACCGGCGGGATCTTCTCCATGTTCGCGCGATGGCCAAGCTCGCCGTACTGCGCGACCGTCGTCTCCTCGTCGCGATACTGATGATCGAGTTCGATCATCCGATTGAGCATCGGCGTCAATATCCCTTCCTCGATCACCGTGACCGCGTCCGCCGTCGTCAGGATATCGACCTGCTGGTTCTGCGCTACCTCGGCTTGGTTCTGTTTCTTCTGCGAGTTACTTTGCGTGATGGCCGCGGGGTTGACCGAAAGCGTCTGAAAAACCTCGCTCTTGATCGTGGCGACCATCTCCAGTCCCTGCTTCCACAGCTCGGGGAACTGGGCGAACTTGGTGTCGTTGGGGTTGGTCTCCCAGATCGCCGCCATCGACAGGATCATGCTTCCGATCCGCGGGTTCTTCGCGGGGTCGGTCATGATGATCGGCATCAGGGCATAAGCTGCGCTATCGGCTGCTTCGTTGATGGTGTCGTTTGCAAGATACTGTAGGTCCCGGACGGGGTCGATCTGAGATCGTCCCTTGAAAGCTCCTTGAACTTTTGCAACTGGGCTGGAGACAAGGGGAAGATGATCGGACCAGAGCGGGTTGCGTTTACAACCAAGTACGTTGTCTGGCCCACCGAGATAAGCTCGACAGATCCGGCGCTCACCGTCGATGTTGAGAATTGTCCAGGTTTCATATGCGAGCGCGAACTTGCCTCGACCATCTTTTTTAATACCGGCCGCGTCAACCATGTCTTTGGGTTTATCCGGTTTCTGCGATCCTCCGGTTTCATCGGACATAGTTTTGAGTAGCTTTTCCGATGCTTTCTTTTCAAGGTCCCCCTCCTTGATCATCCGCCTGATCTGCGCCTTGCTCCAGCGCCGCAGGATCGTAACGCTGCCGCCCGATGCAAGCGCCTCGTCGATCGAGTCCGCCGTCTGCGGAAGCACCAGGACGTCGGAGTCCGCAATCACCTCGACATGCGGGGCGCCATGGACCAGCGTCTCTTCCTCGATCGTCTCAATGGTCTCGCCGGGATCTTCAATGCCTTCCTCGACCTCGACCGGCTTCGTCACGCGCTGCACGACATAACGCTTAGTCTTCCGCCAGCCCACATAAATGTTGTACTGCCCCTCGACGTCGCCGTTCTTCATCAGCGCCGGCATGATCTGCGTGCGCAGCCGCGCCTTCTTGATGTAGTGTTCAAGCAGCGCGACCAGGGCGTTCGGCGTCTCGCCGTCCGACGAGATCACCTCGACGTTGCGCTGCGAGGTCGGGAAAATCTGATTGGTGAACCGCGTCTTGCGCGCCTCGACCGCGTTGCGTACGATCGGCATGAACAATTGCGCGGTGCCGTTGTAGAACTGCTTGGGCCCGAGCTGGCAATTGAAAATATCCCAGTCGTCCATCTGCTGGTCGGCGCGCGGCCGCTGATCATCAAAGCCCTTCTCGACGTCCTTGTAGATGTCGAGCAGTGCCTTGTTGATCGACTTCTTAGTGGAGAGCTCCTCGTCGCGGTCGAGCTTCTTCAGGGCCTTGCGGTCGAGCGCACGGCCATCGGTCGTTGCCGATCCGCCGGCTTCCGCCTGTTCCTCGGTCTCCTCCTGGTCGTCCGGCTCTGTGCGGATGCCGTCGGTCATCGGCAAGCCGACGCTAGAACGGCGCCAACAATGACGGACACGGCGATGATCCCCATGAGGAGCAGGACGTCAGACATCGCTCTAGTGACCACTTCCAAAGGGGTTGAATATCGTCACCAGAGCGATGAACACCGCCACGACTCCGACAAAAGCCGCGATTACGAGGACTGGAATGAGGACATCTCTAACAGTGATCGCGTGGTCCATGGCCTTTAGCTCCCGCGCGCCGACAGGTACCGGCGCCCATCGGGAGCATACGCGTAGTTCCGTTCGCTGTCATCATCCGCCACCACTCCTCCCCGAAGCAGCCCTGCGAACGCCTCCAGTCCCTCCATGAGGACCTTGTGGGGGCCGGTCTTGGTGAACTCCGACAGCTCGCCCGTCCGCAGCACATCCCGGCAGTAGCCCCCCGAGAACGCGTTCAGCGTCCAGCGGGCGCCGGTCGACACCCGGAGCGCCGGGCTCCCTCGCAGAGTCTTTTTCAGGAGCGCCCGGATTTCAGCCTGTCCGGTGGTGAGATCTGCGCCGGTACGGAGACCAACAGGTATTTTAGCGGAAGCCCCTCGGAGACCCACGGTGTCGTGACCAGTGAAGTGAGCAGGCCCGGCAACGACTCGCAGGGGTGTTCGCCCGACCTCCAGCCCAGCGTTTGCCACAATCGCTGCGAGCACTTGACCCGGATCACCTTCTCGAACCCAATCGGCAACGACATGCAACGCCCCGTCCACTACCTGCGCAAGGACTCCGCTCGTCCAGCTATTGTTTGCATTGACGGCTAGCCACGCAGGGGTCCGCGCAACCATCGAGAGGTCCTCAAAAATATTAACTACGTTGAAGTCCTCGTAGACAGGTCCTCCCGGCCTCATTTTCAACGCATACGCCAGCGCGTTGGGCGCGTCTATCCTACCACTAGGGAATGAAAGCAGCTGCGACTGCAATTCAGGCATGTGTTTTGCGAATACCACCTCTCGCGCTTTAAAGAATGGTTGGAGACCGCGGATGAATGGTAGCTTGCCTACGGGCGCCTTCATGGCCCTTATTGGTATGATGGTGTTGCGCCGGGACATCTCCTGCCTGAGTGGCTGGAGCAAAAACTCCTCCAGACCGTCCCGCTCCACGCCTATCTCGACGGGGGAGTACTGCTCATCGATCACGAAGATTTGATTAATGATCTCGTCCGGCTTCCACACCCCGCCGCCGCCGTCCCACACGATCAGCCTGTTGTTGACCCAGCTCCACACCACCCAGCCGGTCGAGGAGGAGGTGGCCTTGGCAGTCCGGGCGGGGTCGATGAAGGCGAACGTCGCCTGCCAGGTGCGCACGATCGGCTCGATCCTGAACAGGTCCGCCGTGAACGTCTTGCTGGCGGGGTCTTCCGCCTCGCACATGAACTCCTGCTTGTACTCCGTCGCCAGGCCTAGCCGGTCGAAGTCGGCCTTGGTCTGGTCGATCCACTCCAGCGGATAGCGATCGGGCCATGCCGCCTTGCGCTCGCCGGCGACGTCGAGGTACTCGATCGGGAAAGTCTCCGCGACCCAGCCGGGGTCTTTCGCCAGCTGCATCGACAGGGCTTCCCTATCGAGCGGGGTCGCCGCCACGCGCACGCGCGCATCCGGCGCCAGGGCAGGGATCACCACCTTCATGAACCACCGCAAGGTCTTGAGCCGCGCCTCGGGGGTCTCCACGTCCTCCTGCTCCTCGAGGTCGTCCGCGAAGCAGCGGTCAGGCCGACGGTCGAGGTGCTTGGACCCGCGCAGCGACTGCCCGCGCCCGAAGGCCTGGATGACCACGCCGTTGGACAGGATGATCTTGCCCTCGTTCCAGGTCGAGCCGACCATGTCCCCGAACAGCTCCTCGATGAACGGGTTGGTCTCGAACTCGTGCTTGACCGACGTCAGGCGCTCCACCGCGCGCTCGTAGGACGAGCCGATGATGATGCCGTTGTGGAACTGGCGCAGGCACGCCTCCACGATCACGGCCTCCTCGGACAGCGTCGACTTGCCGGCGCCGCGGAACGCCATCAGCAGCACCTTCGGCGCAGTGGAGTGCCAGAGGTCGATGATCCGGTAGTGCAGATCGGGGGTCTCGTTGGGGTGCCTGTGGCCAAACAGCGAAGCGTGCGCCAGGCGCTTGTTGCGGCCGAGCTTGAGGATGACCTCCTCCTGGGGGGTGTTGGCTTGCCGCGCCGGAGCGTCTTCGCGAAGGCGGGTCATGCGGCCGGCCAGGAGGGCTGATCGTCGCCCGTAACTGTGCGCGAAGACGCAAAGTCATCGTCCAGCCAGATCATCCACAGCCAGACCACGAAGAGGGCGCACCAGACCGTCGTCACTCGTACACCCCCTTGATATTGTTGTTGAAGTACTGCCCCGCGGAGGATGCCTCTAAGAGCCCGTTGTACACCGAGGCCGGGACGCCCTGGTAGCTGTAGACCTTCCCGGAGACGAACTGGATCTGGAGGGTTCCGGTCTCGATGTCGTAGGCGCACCGCTTCAAATTGCTGCTCTCCAGCTGCTGCCATTGCGACATCTTGTCTTACCTAGCTGCTAGCGTTAATCATTCGACAGACTTGCAATACTAGTCAGGGTTCCCTACTATGAACCCGGCTCGAACCCAGAAGGACCCATGTACCTACAACCCAAAGAGGCAGTGTAATGAACAGCGACGACCAGATCAACCTTCGACCCGGCCGTGAAGTTCCTCTCAAGGACGTTCGGGACGAACAGATAAGTTTCCAGCTCCTCCAGGGGCTGGCGCGTGTCGAGCAGCGGCTCGCCGCGATCGAGAGCAGGCTGGCGGGCGGCAGTAGCGCCACACGCAAGGTAGCCGAGAAGCCCAACCTGCGAAACATGCTGACCGCCCTCCTGCTGAAGGGCTGGGTCTCGGAGCCCGAGGTCATCGAGAAGACGGGATGGCAGACCATCGGCGTGCGGTCCTTCGTGACCAAGCTGCGCGGACTCGGCCTGTCCGTGGAGACCGAGGAACGCGATGGCGTGCCGCACTACAGGATAGCGAAGTAGCTTGTCGAGGCTGCTCAGCGGGTATGCGTAATCCGTCCGGCGGGATCGAAGAACACCCGCCGGCTATTCAACCCGATCCTGACGGTCATCACGTAGCCGTCGTTGTTCGGCTTCGTGTCGATCTCGACGTCGCCGTCGTAGTCGAGAAAAGACTGGTCGGCCATCCGCCAGCTGGGCTTGGGCGAGGTGCCTGCGCCGCTCAATTCAGAACGGCGCCTTGGTCATGTTGGCGAGCTTCGTGCGCAGCGCGTAGCCCTCCAGCGACCAGATCTTGTTGCGCGCCATGTCACGCGCGATCTTCTCGCCGATCGCCGCGTCGAAGTTCGAAGGCGATGCCGCAGCGCTCTCGCCGGTCACGACGAACCCGTTCTGCAGGGTCAGCGCACACACGGTCATCGTGGTGCCGGGGAACACGTAGTACTGCTCGCCGATGATCTGGGCGTCGATCAGGGCAGGGGTCAGGCGCGGTGCGGTCAGGCCCTTGGCCTGGATTTCAGCTTCGATCGCGGCTTCGTCGTTTGTCATGAGGACCTCTTTTTGCAGGAAAGGAGCCCGTGGCCGAGCATGACCACGGGCAAGTCAGGGAGGATAACGCACGACCACCATGGCTGCTTCGGTGGTTGTGGTCAAGTAGGCCCTCCCCGAGGAGGCTCACCAGGGAGGGCCACAGATGCCTGCAACATCTGGTGGCCATCGATGGACGTCTCCAGCCACGAGGGGGACTGTACGGGACTAGCGCGGCTGCCGCAAATAGGCCGCTGCGGCTTCGAGGAATACGGGGTTGTCCCTGAAGTACCCTAGACCTCTGTTGCAGGGAGGGCAAAGAACCCCGCGTTTAGTCTGCGTTGCGTGGCAATGATCCACGGCCATTCGCGGCTTGTTTTCGTCGCAAATGAAGCAGCGGCCTTCGCGCACGTACTTCTGGTAGTGCTCCCGAGTAAGACCAGTCCATGTTGGCGCACCGCGCTTTTCTCGCGCACGTTTGTTCGTGCACGCTTTACATCGGGATTTAAACCCTATGCGCGCGTGCTTGAGTTTTGGGAAGTCAGTTTCACGAACCTTGAGTTCAGCGCAGCCTGTGCACTTCCGCAGGTCTCCTGCATCGCGCCAGATCGCAGCCTTGTTCTTTTGGTACCAAGCTTTGTAGTAGGCGCGCTTTGCCTCTGGTGTCTTGAATGGCATATGAGTCCTCTAGAGTAGTAGGGGGTACTAATTTTTTAAACCACTCCGCGGTTTGGGAGTCAATGCCTAAAATCCCAAAACCCCGTCGGTCCCCCCGATTTTTCCCGAGTTGTACACAAGAGGTAACGGATTAGAGGCGCGAGGTGTTTCGGCAAATCGTTTCCTTTACATGCTTTACACTATGACAACTCAAAAGTTAGAGCCTTCGTCCAGCATGGTAGGAAGAGGCGCCAACCAATTGAAATCCTTACTAGATTATTTTGTAAAGGATAAGAGTAGTAGTAGTATATTTTATTAGGATACGATGTTTAAGGGGCCGGTCTTAGACCGACCGGATCGGTCTAAGACCACTCCCTCTGTCCGCCTGCGCCTAACCGCGCCGCCTACTACTCCTTTGCAACGCAGCAAGTAATTCATAACAAACAACAATCCGGCTTTTTGAACTATCCACTAGTCGAGCGTGGCACGGCAGCACATCGCGGATAGTGCACCAAAAACACCTCGCGTCGCTACTACGTTACCTATGTAAACCGGTCCCGGTCGGTCTAGATCCCATAAATTCTTCAATGATTTCAATATCGGTCTGGTCTAACCGACCGACTACTTAGACCACAGACCAGTCTGTACCATAGCTTGACTTGTGGTACCATCACGGCTATTTAGCCCGCTCCACAACACACAAGGAGCATGGGATGACCCCTCAACAACTCATCGTATGGCGCAAGGCTGCCGGCTTGTCGCGCGAAACCGCCGCAAAGCTGCTGGGCTGCTCATCAAAGAGCCTGGAGCGCTACGAGAGCGGCAAGCGCCTCGTGCCTGACGAGATCGCTGCGGCCACGCTCACCATGGGCAAGACGGCAGACGCTGGTGTGGAACTGGCACCGCCGCACGACCCGCAAAACTTCAGTACATGGGACTGCCCTTCGCGCTCACCGCGCCTTTGGCGCCGAATGCCCGGCAAAAAACTCAGGTACGAGCGCATTCCGGCTGGCCAGCCCATGCGTCCGGCAGATGCGACCTATGACATTTCAGGCCACAAACCCGAAGGCGATCCACTCGACCATGGCGTCGACCCCGACACTGGCCTGCCGCTCGACGACTAATCACGACAACGTGATATGTAAAGAGTACTAGTCCTACCACAACAACCATTTACATTTGACCGCGATGCGCTTTACATGTGTCCTCACTGCACCACAACAGGAGGACAACAAATGCACAAGATTGAACCAACGCGCACGCGCAAACATGGAACGCGCGTAACCACCACGAAAGACGGCGCGGCCATTGTTGAAGCCTGCCGCTCGATCGTCGCCAACGGCCAGTACGAAAAGATCAACGGCCACATGGTCGATCTGTTCACAGCGTCGGCCATCGTCAAGGTCCATGACGCGCTGAGCGACACCAGCAAACCGAAACTGCTGGCGCTTCCGGTCGCTCGGATGGCTTCGATCGCTTTCCAAGTTCTCAAATGATGAACCCCCGCACAATCATCCTGCTCACTGGACAACCAAATTCTACGCAATGGGAGTGGCACTATGAGACACGAGAAGCGGCTGGGCCTGCTCGACCACGCGCTGAACCCGAGGTTCCTCCAGCGCCGCTGGCAATGCGAGTGGTGTGACTGCCCGCTCGCAGCCGGGGACGTGCTCTGCGAGAACTGCACGCGCGACATGCTGGACACGGAGATGGAGGAAGACACATGAACAACGGCGATATCCTGCGCAAAGCCGCTGACGAACAAGGCCTCCCGCTACGGACACTCGCTCAGGTGAAAGCAGGGCTGGAACAGGCCAAAAAGACCAAGGCTGATGTTTCCATGGCTCGCCTCATGCTTAACCACGGTCGCCTGACCGAAGAGGCCCGCGAGTACGTGGCGCGCGAGTACACGGAGATGGAGGATTGACAATGCGACTGATTTTCAAACACGGACGGATCGAAATCTGGGCAGTCAATGAGGTTTGGGGGACGGATTATTATGTCTATGGCATTTCCGCCAGTGGCGACCCCCGCGTTTGCCCGTCGATTGGTATGGCTTACGAAGTGGCCGCCCGATGAAGGTCCTTATTGGCTGTGAGCGCTTCGGAGTATTGCGCGAGGCATTTCGCAGACGAGGTCACGACGCATGGTCGTGCGACCTCGTGCCCGACGCAGAGGGCAGCCCGTTCCACATGCAAGGTGACGTGCTGGGAGTTTTGTACGGGGGCTGGGATCTTGCAGTGTTTCACCCGGACTGCACGTTCCTGACCAACTCTGCGGCGTGGGCATACGGTGACGGCCCTTACCATCAACGGGTCAAGCCCGGAACGCTTGTGGGCGCGGCCCGTCGCAAAGCGCGCGAGGAGGCCGTGGCATTCGTTCGCAGGCTATGGGCTGCTCCGATCCCGCGCATTGGAATCGAGAACCCACGCGGGCATCTGTCGCGCGTACTTGGCAAATCTCAAACGGTGCAGCCGCACCAGTTTGGCGATGACGCAAGCAAGGCAACGTGTCTCTGGCTGAAAAACCTCCCCTTGCTGCGGCCGACGTATGCCGTTGCGCCGCGCATAGTCGATGGAAAGCCGCGCTGGGCCAATCAGACCGACACCGGCCAGAACCGGCTGCCGCCCTCCGTTGACCGCGCCATGCTGCGCGCCGCCACGTACCCCGGCATCGCCGACGCGATGGCTGACCAATGGAGTGAAACATGATCGACCCCAAAGTCTTTAAGCAGGTCCGCAAGCGCCTTGGCCTGAGCCAGGCGGAGCTCGCCGACGCGCTTGGCCTGTCCCGCGTCACCGTCAACAAGATGGAGCGCGGACGGCTGGCCAGGGGCATCCCGGACGAGATCGCGGAGCGCCTGATGGTGCTGAAGCCACGCGCGGGGCAGCGGCGCGCTCACCTGGACGAGGCGCACGAGTTCGCCACGGGGCACCCTGTGGACGACGCGGACTTGTGGGATAACGAGGAGGACGAATCATGAGAGTTGTTGTACTTGCCAACATGCGTTGGAAAATGCTATCGCCATCGCTCTACCAGCTGGCCTGTCCTGTGACGGCTGACCCTATCCACTTGGGCTACAACGGAGAAGTCTGGTTCCTGGAGGGGCACGGCATCATCGTCACGGTGCCGGACAGGGATACCGGGGCCATGTTGCTGGCCAAGCAGTTGAACGCGAAGGGGGTGGGGGCATGAGCTTGCGCGAGGAGTATCTTGGCGACGGGCTTTATGCGTCGTTCGATGGGTGGCAGTTCCGCTTGCGCGCGCCGCGTGAAGAGGGCGACCACATCGTCTTCCTCGACCCATCGGTACTGGCCGCGTTTGAGCGCTACGTGAAACAGGTTCTGGCAGATGGACCCCGATGACCCCGACAACTGGCAGGACGAGGCCGAGGACAAGGAAAGCACGGATAATGAACGTGATGATTTCGAGGAGGTTCCTGTTGTTGACCTGCTGCGCAGCTACGGCGACAGGTTTGGCGATTTCATCGGCGAGTAAACGCCGATGAACCTCCTTGTCCTCGACTTCGAAACGTATTTTGACGACGAGTATACTTTAAAGCGACTCACGACTGAGGCCTACATCCGAGACCCCCGTTTCGAGGCGCTGGGCTGCGGTCTCATTTTTGCGGACCGTGATGATCAACGAAGGTGGATCAACGGGCCGGACTTGCCCGCTATGTTCAAAGAAATCGACTGGAGCAACACCGCGGTCCTCGCCCACCACGCCCAGTTCGACGGCCTGATTCTCTCCCACCACTACAACATCAAACCGAGGTTCTGGTATGACACCCTATCTATGGCTCGTCTGGTGCTTGGCGTGCACCTCTCTGTGGGTCTCGACAGCTTGGCTCGCCACTTCGCCCTTGCGGGCAAAACGGTCCCGTACAATGAGTTTCGCGGAAAGAGGTTTTCTGACCTCGACAGGGATCTTCTTGGCCGTCTTGGCGCTGGCTGTTTACACGATTGTGCTCTGACGCTGGACATCTTCCAGCGCCTGCGAGCGCGCTTCCCACAAGACGAGTACGCCACGATTGACACCACGGTGCGCATGTTCACCGAGCCGGTACTCGACGCCGATATCGACCAGCTCGGTGAAATCTGGCTGGAGGAGGAGGAGCGCCGGCAAAGCCTCGTGCGCGAGCTCGGCTCCACCTTCAAGGAGATCGGCTCCAACGAGACTTTTACCACGCTTCTCGCAGCCGAGGGCGTGGAGGTCGAGTACAAGGAGGGAAAAAACGGCTCAATCCCTGCATTTGCCAAGACAGATCATTTTATGGAGGAGCTTTTAGAAGATGACAACCCTAGAGTACAGGCCCTCGCTGCTGCGCGGCTGGGCATCAAGTCGACCATCGACCAGACGCGCGCGGAGCGCTTTGGCTACATGGCTACACGAGGCCGTTGCCCGGTATATCTTCGATACTGCGGCGCGCATACAACCCGCTGGAGCGGTGGAGACGGCGTCAACTGGCAGAACCTGCGACGAGGAGGGAAGCTCCGCAAGGCTATCAAGGCCCCTCCTGGGTGCGTCCTAGTCGTTGTCGACTCCTCCCAGATCGAGTGCCGCATACTCAACGAATTCGCAGGACAGGACGATGTCATTGAACGATTCAGAACGGGGCAAGATCCTTACATTGGTATTGCCAGCCAAGCCTACGGTCGACCGATCACCAAGGACGACAAGGCCGAACGCGGAACTGGCAAGCAACTGGAGCTCAGCTGTGGCTACGGCGCTGGAGGAAGTACTATCCAAAAGACGGCCCGGCTGGGAACTTACGGGCCTCCAGTGCACATTGACCTTCCAACAGCGGAAAGGTGGAAAAGCCTTTATCGCAACACTCACCCTGCCGTCGTTGCACTATGGCGAGAGGCCGAGCTAGCGCTCTCGCGCATGCTCAACTTCGTCAACTTCGACTGGGGTCCGCTCCAGGTCCGCTGCGAGGAGGCCACGGGGCGACGCCGAATCAGCCTGCCCGGCTGCGCGGAGCTGATCTACGACAGCCTGGAGTGGCACGTCCCGACCTCGGATGACCCGTCGTGGCTGGAGCCGGGATGGCGTGTCAAGACCCGCCGCGGGTTTCCGACGAAAATGTACGGCGCGAAATTTGTGGAGAACGTTGTACAGTACATGGCGCGCATGGTGGTCAGCCAGGCGGCGAACCGGATCGTGAAGTACAACATCAAGATTGCGACTACCTGCCATGACGAACTTGTCGGAGTTGTACCACTTGACATGGGACAACAGGCATACGAGATAATGAGCGCTGAGTTGAACAAGTCTCCTGTCTGGATGCCAAATTTGCCGCTGGCCGCAGAGGGCGGCGTTTCCGAGAGGTACGAGAAATGAGTTTCCCCAGTAGTCGTCCCCCCAAGCTCGTGGACATCGCGGGCGAGTTGCGCGGCGAGACCGACAAGGCGTTCCGCCTGTTCGATGGTGCCAAAACCGAGTGGGTGCCGAAGTCGCAGGTTGAGAAAAACAGCGATGGGACGTTCACGATGCCCGAGTGGCTGGCGAAAGAGCGGGGGTTCATTTGAAGCTCCCTACCGCATCCCACACCATGCTCCAGGCGTTCGACAACTGCCCGTTCAAGGGCTATCGGATGTACATCAAGAAGGACCTGCCGAAGGAGCCTCCGACCAAGGAGATGGCGTGGGGCACAACCGTGCACAAGGCGTTCTCGAAGCGCTTAGCGCAGGGGTCCGCGCTGCCGAAGGAGATGGAGCAGTATGAGCATCTTGTTGCGCCACTGGTTGTCCACAAGCCGTTGGCCGAGGTCCCACTCGCCATCCGAGCGGACGGAAGCCCGTGCGGCTTCTTTGACGACGACGTGTTCTGCCGAGGATATGGAGACGTGGCGATCATCAAAGGCACGACCGGGGCTCTCTTCGACTGGAAGACCGGGAAAAAGCGTGAGGACAAGGCCGAGCTCCGTCTCCACGCGCTCATGCTTCAGGCCAGGTACTCCGACTTGACGCGGATCACCGGTTATTACGTCTGGCTACAGGAGAACAAGCTCGGCGCGCTCCATAATCTTTCGGAGACGCACGAGACCTGGGCAAACCTGAACGAGCAGATGGACGAGATCAAGTTCATGATGGAGCAGGACAATTTTCCGAAGACGCCCAACCCGCTCTGTGGATGGTGTGCAGTTTTGGACTGTGAACACAACAAGGTGAAGCAACGGCTAGAAAAGGAATACTGCTCCAAGGCGCCTTGAAGTGTGAGCAAGCCCGATGGCAACAGAACGCCTTGTGTCCTGTCGGGACCACAGCCCCCGTGGATATGCCGCGGTGAACGCCGACCAACTAGGTTGGGGGAGCAACAGACGGACTTGTCGGAGGGGGCCGAGAAGCCCGCACTGAAACCCGCCGTTGGCGTGACAGCTCGGAGAGACGGCGATTGAACAAGGAGGCGACATGAACGACGCACCCAAACGACACCTGCTGATCTTCTTCAAGACCGGCGGGGTAGTGAAAATCGAGGACCTGCCCGAAGGGTTCGACTTCGCCGGCATGTGTGTGTCGGTGCGCTCCGCGGGCTACTTCAACAACGGCGTGCTGTACTTCCCGCACGAGGCCATCAACGGCATGGCCTGGGTGCAGTCGGAGCAGGACATCCAGTTCACGCCCAATGACGGCAAGAGGACGACGCTGCAATGAACGAGACCGACTTGAAAGTCCTGTTCAGGGACTGGCTGAAGGGGCAGGGGGCCTACTTCTTCTCGCCGGTTCAGACTGGCTTTGGCAAGCGCACGGTCGACGACCTAATCTGCTTCCGTGGGCGGTTCATTGCGGCCGAGGCCAAGAGACCGGGGAAGTACAAAGACCCCTGGTCAGGCTGCACTGGCATCCAGAAGATCGTCCTCAACCAAGTCTCCAGCGCTGGTGGCGTGGCTTTTGCCTACGACGACTTGAAGACGGCTCAACGGATTGTTTCACGCTTATGATCAAGCACGGCGTCGCACTCGTGAGAGCATCAAACAGTCCGAACGGCTGCGCCTGCGCGTATCAACGCCCTGGACGCACTCTTGAGGAGTTTTACGTGGTCATATTCAGGGGCAAAATCCTCACCCCGCGGTTCATGAGCTATGCCGCAGCCTTCGAGCACTCTGAAAAGCTACGGGCAGAGACCTGTGCAGATGTGGCATGACCAATCTCGCAAGCTCGTCATCTATGATCTGCCCGACGCGGACAACGTCGCGCGCATGATCCCGACCGCGACGCGGCTCTCCAACGGCTTCATCGCCGTTCCGACCTCGACCTACAATCTGCAGATGCTGCGCTATCTCGGCATGCCCACGCTGCCGCCGCTGGAGGTGAACGGCTATGATTACCCCGGAAAGTACACACCGTTCGAAGCGCAGCGAATCACCGCAAACTTCCTCGTCGTCAACCCGCGATCTTTTGTCCTATCCGATATGGGAACCGGAAAAACGCTCTCGGCGCTATGGGCTGCTGATCACGTTATGTCTGTCCATCCTGGTCTGCGTTGCCTTGTTGTCGCTCCGCTTAGCACTCTCAGGCGGGTCTGGTCCGACGCGATCTTCGCTAACTTTCTCGGACGTCGTACTTGCGCGGTGCTCCATGGCAACAAGCGCCAGCGCGTCGACCTGCTGGCAAAGCCCGCCGATTTCTACATCATCAACCCCGAGGGGCTGGAGGTACTCAAGCGAGAACTGGACACATCGGTTCGTCCCGACATCCGCATGGTCATCGTCGATGAGGCGAGCATGTATAAGGATCGCACCACTTCACGACACTCGCTTGCGCGCCACCTGCTGGCGAAACGCGATTACCTCTGGATGATGACGGGCACGCCGACGCCGAACGCGCCCACGGACGCCTACGGACTGGCAAAACTCGTCAACAACTGCAGTGGTGAGTCCTACGCGTCGTTCCAGAACCGCACCATGATGCGGTTCAACCAGTTCGTCTGGAAACCGAGGAGCGGCGCGCATGCTGAAGTCCATCGTCTTCTACAGCCTTCCGTTCGTTTCGCTATTTCTGACTGCATTGATCTGCCGCCTTGCACGACACAGAAGCGCGAGGTGGCGCTCTCGGATGCGCAGGCCAAGGCGTACAAGGAGCTGAAGCGCGACTACGTCCTCATGACCAGGAGTGGTCCGATCACGGCGCAGAACGAAGCCGTGCTGCGCATGAAGCTGATCCAGATCTCCTGCGGCGCCGTGTACGGCGAGGGCAGAAAGATCACCCGGCTGGACGCGGCGCCGCGGATCACCGCGCTGCGCGAGGCCATGGAGCAGTGCTCCGAGAAGATCATCATTTTTGCACCGTTGACAAGTGTCATAACTATGTTATGTGAGGAGTTGTCGGACTACTCTTGTGGTGTTGTTAGAGGTAGTAGTGATGGTGGTCCGAGTGACAAGGAGAGGAACCAGACCCTCTCCGACTTCATGTCGAAGGAGAAGCCGCGCGTACTGATTGCGCACCCGAGAACGATGGCGCACGGCCTGACCCTGACACAGGCTACGTGCGTCATCTGGTTCGGGCCGATCGACTCCACCGAGTTGTACCTGCAAGCCAACAAGCGGATCGATCGGCCCGGACAGGTGCATGCGACCACGATCGTGCAGCTGACTTCGACGAGCGTTGAGACCGAGATTTATCGCCGGCTGGAGGCCAACGAGACCTTGCAGGGTGCCCTGCTGGCCTTGGCCAAGGGAGGATGGGAATGAACGCACAACCCACACACGCCGATTGTATTGGCCAATATATAAAGCTCCGCAACTTCATCGCCGCGCGCCAGAAGGCGTTCGACGCGGAAATGGCGCCCTACGTTGCCGCCATGAAGGCGCTGGAGGACTGGGGCGCGGGAGTTCTTAACGAGCTCGCTGGTAACGATGACGAGAAGGCCTCTCTCGCTACCCCGCAGGGCACCATGTACCGCAAGAAGACCCTGTCCCTGAAGGTGGCCGACCGCGAGGAGTGGTTTGCGTTCGTCTTCGCCGATTCTGACAATGTGCGTTTCCTGACCGCTGCTGTTTCCAAGGAGGAGGTTCAGGACTACATGAAGAAGTACCAGTCCACACCCCCCGGTATCGAGACCTCATGGGTCCGCCAGACCCTGTTCAACTCCCCGAAGAAGTAAGGACAACAATGACCCAGCAACTCCCCGCCTACCTGCTCAAGCGCCAGAGCCGCGCCTCCGCGGAGGACATGGTCGCCGGCATCGGTTCCGGCATTCCGGCGCACCTGTCGATCACTGACAACCGCTTCACCTTGGTGGACGCGTCGGGCAACGAGAAGCCCGTGCAGACCTTCCATCTCGATGTCTGCGTGATCGGGTCGAACAACAACGTTTCAAGGGTGTTCTACGATCCCGCGAAGAAGTACACAAAGGGCGATAACGCGCCGCCGCTGTGCTTCTCGGACAACGGTGCCGGCCCCTCTCGGCAGTCGTCCTCACCGCAGGCGCCGACCTGCGCCGTGTGTCCGCATGCGGAGTGGGGGTCGGCGGTCTCGGCGATGACCGGCCGTGGCGTTCCTGCCTGCCAGTCCGGCAAGAAAGTGGCGTTCATCGTGCCTGGGGACGCCGACGAGATCGTTTACATGCTCAAGGTTCCGCCGGCGTCGCTGAAGAACCTCCAGAAGTTCGTCAAGACACTGGCCGCCAACGCCGTTGGCGGACGCCCGGCCGAACCGCCTGATGTCATCACGCGCCTGGAGTTCGAGAGCCAGGGCGTATTGAAGTTCTCGCCCGTAAGTCTGGTGGACGAAGATACCTTCAACCGCTCGGAGCAGGTCTATGCCACCGACACGATCAGGCAGGTCACTGGGCGCGACGACGTTGCGATCGACCCGAACCGGCAGCTGGCCGCGCCTGTGCAGACCGACGGGGCTCTGGCGGGTCCGCAGCCGACGCGCATGGCGCCGCCAAGGGCTGGGCAGATCGACCACACGGATGGAAGCGGCGCGGTGCTTATTCAGCCACAGCTGGGTCAGGCGGGTAGTCTGCAGATGGGCGTAGGTCAGCCGTTGCAGGTCGCACAGCAGGTCCTGCAGGAGCCCTCCAAGCCGCCGGCCAAGCCACGTGGCAAGGCCAAGGTGGACGCACCAGCGCCCACCGCTGAGGACGGGCTGGCCATCCCTGGGTTCCTGCGTCGTACGCAAGAGCCTGACAAGCCGGCGGCCAATTTCGGGATGGTGTCGAACGCGCCGGCTCCGAGTAACGATGTAAACGAAGCGCTTCAGAAGGCCTTCGCCCTTCCAGGGATCTGACATGACCTTCGTGAAGCGACTACTCGCACTGCAGCGACAGGGAAACCTGTCGACTGCGGACCTCCAGCACTGGTTTGACCGTCCGTACTCGACTGTCCGCTCATGGGTTGTGGACAAGAGGGACCCCCGCTACGCTGGCCGGGAGGGTACTGAGTACTCGCTTCGCCTGCTGCAGCACTGCATCTCACAATTTGAAGGCCTTCGGGGGGTCTCGTCTCATGAACGGCCAGCACGAATCCGCGCACTCCGAGAGACTGCAGCGGGCGGTCGACTTCCTAAAGCGAGTCCTGCCGCAAGAAGGGTTTAAGTGCGCCTATGTCGTCGACGGGAAAAAGAAGTTCAACCAGTTCTTCGCCACCCACGAAGACCTTGCGCGATTTGTTCTCTGGCAAGATAGCCTCGATCGAACAGTCTATCACGCCTGCTCCACCTTCACCGCCGGAGTCAGTGATCCCCGAGGTACCCCAGCTGGGCAACGGCGACTCGGTCGAACCCAACACAACGTGCTGTCCGTTCAAGCCCTTTGGGCAGATGTCGACTGTGGCGACTCCAAGCACTATTCGGACCAGCAGGACGGGGCCGAGCATGTTGCAGGTTTCTGCAGAAGAGCTGGTCTTCCATCGCCCTTATATGTTGGCTCGGGTAACGGTCTGCATCTGTATTGGCCGCTGGACGCGCCGCTGGGTCCTGAAGTCTGGCGACGATATGCGACCGGGCTCGCTAAACTTTTTGCTCACCACGGGCTTCACGTCGACACTGTTCGCACTGCGGATCTATCGTCGGTACTCCGAACTCCCGGCACCCACCACCGCAAGAACGAAAGCAAGCCTGGCGGCTCAATAAAGGAAGTCGTCGCCGGACCACTCGTCGGTCCCTACCCACTGCAACTTTTCGAGAGGCTTTTAGATGTCGATCTACATGGGACCAGAGGCCCGCTGCTACCACTGCGGAGCACTGTCGAGCACGCCCCACGACCAGGGATGCGCGGTCAACAAGGGCATTCAGCCGCTGCGGACCTCCTCGGAGGACTCTACGACGACCGACCCGCAAGCGCAGAAGCAGTTGCACGAAGTTGCCGACAGATTTATCGCTTACGAGAAGAACCAGCTGGAGTTAGCGAACCTCTGTGGCATGCAGCTCTCGGCGTTCTGGCCCATTGCACAGACGGCGCTGCTACAGCTCATTCATGGTCTGCTCCAGAGTGGCATGCAGCCATCGACGACAAGCTCGAACGACTCGCTGGCTTCGGGCCCACCACCTGCGCCAAGTTCGCAAGCCTCAACCCAGCCGGTTGCGTCGGATGTCCGCACTCAGGACGAATCACATCTCCAATCCAGCTTGGAAGAAACGGACGCGGAGAAAGCGTTCAACCTCTTGCTGACACGAATACAGGAGCTGCAGGATCAGATCAACATCGTGCAGGAGCAGTTTTATCTCTTGGAGACTTCAACGGATCGAAGACTGACGATGTTGGAGATCGGCTACCAGCGCCTCCAGCAGACTTCCGCTACGACGCGCAAGGCCAGCTCCACCACATCACCGAAGGCAAAAACGGCGCGGAGTCCTACGACCCCGTCTGCAAGTACCCGATCTACCTCAAAGCGATCCAGGCGGCCGAAACGGACGACGGCCGGTTCGGTCTCCTCTTCCGCGAAAAGAAACCGCGTCAAGACTGGCGCGATATCGTCGTTACCGCGCGCCAAGCGGTTGGTCGCGACGCGACTACGGAACTCGCTGAAAGGGGCGTGACCATCCACGACGGCGAGCTCTGGCGCAAGTACGTGCGGAACGCCGTCGACCTTTGGCATGAGGAAAATGACGTGGAGAAGCGCTATGACCAGTTCGGATGGAAAGACGGGGAGACCGCATTCCTCGTCGGCAAACGCCTCTACACAGCCACAGCGGTTACGCACGCTACGGGATCTCCAACGCTTGAACAGCGTGCGCAGTACCTCTCTGTCCAAAGCAAAAAAGGCGCCTCTCTCGAACGCTGGCAGAAAGCAGCTAACAAGCTGTTTGCATCGGGCCTTGAGCACCAATCACTCGCTGTGCTTTGCGGTTTCGCTGCTCCTCTCATGCGATTTCACGCGGAAGGAGAGGGCGGTGCTATCGTCTCTTTTGTCTCAGATCGAACGGCATCAGGAAAGACTACGGCGCTTGAGGCTGCGGCTTCCATCTGGGGGCAGCACAAAGGATTGAAGCTCGATGAGACTGACACTCGTGTGGCCAAGGGTCTTAAACTTGGTGTTCTCGGAAACCTTCCTTGCACATTTGACGAGCTCCACCAGAGGGACCCGGAACTTGTTCGGGAGTTCGTCCTCGTCTTCACCAACGGCACCGACAAGGACCGAGGCACCGCCGAAGGCGGCCTCAAGACCAACAAATCGGAGTGGCAAACGATCCTCCTCACCGCGTCGAACACGTCGCTCGTCGACATCCTCTCCAACATGAACGCCTCCGATGCGCCCGCCGCGCGCATCATGGAGTTCACCACAGAGCTGCCGCCGCACGTCGTCAAGGAAGACTTTGAGGAGATCCGCCGCGAGCTCAACTTCAATCATGGCTTTGCAGGTGACGCGTACCTCAAAAAATTAGTCCAGCCCGAGATCGTAGAGTGGATACGCTCGAACATTCCGATGTGGTCGGCTATGGTCCGCAAGGCCGCGGGGCTGGAGGAGAAGCACCGGTTCTGGGTGCGCCTCTTGGTGTCGATCATCGCCGCCGGCAAGATCGTGGAGGGGATGGGCCTCCTGGAGTTCTCGATGGAGCGGCTGACCGCATGGCTGATCGACTATGCCGCCGAAGGCGCCAGCTCGATCCGCGGCACCGCGCCCAGCGACGCATCTTCGGCGCTGTCGCACGCGCTCTCCGAATTCTACCTGGACACGCTGATCGTGCCCAACGAGTACAAGCATGGCCAGCGCTCGGCCATCCTGCGCGCGCCATCACGCCAGCTGCTGGTGCGCTACGAGGTGGAGAACAAGCGCCTGTTCCTGTCCGAGGTCGCGCTGAAGCGCTGGCTGGTGAAGTCGGGCGTCAACACCCGCAATTTCTTCGACACGCTGAAGAAGCAAGGCGTGCTGCTCGGCGAGGTGCGCAAGGTGACGCTCGGCGCCGGCACGGATCTGGCCTCGGGGCAGACACCGGTCCTCACGGTCAACATGGCCAACCCGCTGGTGTCGGGTGTTGTCGCTTCGCTCGAGGAGGCGCTGCCCACGCCAGTGGCCAAGACACGCGCTGAACGGATCAAGGAGATGCAGAGATGACTTGGGTTCTCGTTATCATAGCGCTTTCGGGAGGTACCAGCGCCTCCACGCAATCAAGCCTCGCAAACTGCGAGCAGATGTTCCGAGCGGCCAATCTCGCCGACGTCAAGGATGCTTATTGCCAGAGCGTGACGGGAGATCGCGTGTGGATAATCAAGGACGGGAGCTATCTGCGATGACTTGGGTTCTCGTCATAACCGCGCTGGTCAACGGGCAGGTGATTCACGCGGACAAGGTGCGATACCCGACGAAGGAAGCGTGCATGGAGGTGCTCAAGCAGGCCGAGCAGCATCCGATGTTCAAAGCCTACAACGCCAAGGGCGCTTGTGAAAAGCAGTGACACCATAGCCTATCCTCCGCGCGGCATGTCCCGCGACGAGGCCGCGCGCTATGTCGGCGTCGGCGTGACAAAATTCGACGAGATGGTTGCGGACGGGCGCATGCCGCGCCCCAAGCGCGTCGACGGCCGGGTGATCTGGGATCGCCTCCGGGTTGAGGCCGCATTCACCGATTTGCCTGATGACAGGCGGATCAACCCGCTGGACCGCATGCTGGAGGTGGGGTAGCGTTTAGCCTTGATGAAGGAATAAACTGATGTCTGAATTACGAAACGGCGAGGCGCAAGTTTATGATCTGGCAGATTCAGATCTCAGCAAGTTAGTTACTGATCGCGACCGGATGATTTCTGAGGCTATTTACAAGACCAAACGGCACCTAGGTCCGCGAGGAATGATTGAGGACGCATTGGTCATAGCCCGCGAGATCGAAAGTAGACAACCCTTTGACACGATGCAGCCACGGTCTAACGCTGCACACTATCTCAACGCTATTCGCATTCGATTGGAAACGCTCTACGGCGCTGCGTCTGATAATCCGCGATTGCGCGAGCAGCTTTCGGATGAAGTTGATTGGTTAGATAGCCAGATCAAGGCGCAGCAGTCGTAGGCTGACAATGCGATGACAAACCACCCCGGCGCCGGCTCCTACCTCGATCGCCACGGCAAGCGCCGCTGGCGCTTCCGCCGCGGCAAGAAGACGATTCCGCTCCCGCATGCGCCAGGGCATCCCGAGTTCGAAGCCGCCTACATGGCCGCTGTGGAGGGCAGGGAACACAAATCCGCCACAGTTCATTTCTTGCCCATTTCTGCTTCACCGCGCTCCCTGAAGGCCTGCTGGGTCCTTTTGAAGACTGAAGATCCGAAATGGCATGAGCTAGGGGCCGCGAGCACGGTCGTACAGACGCGGAGCATCGAGCGCTTGCTGCTTACGCCCGTGGTCGAGGGCGAAGCGCTCCTGCTCGGGGAGGTCGATATTGTCGACCTCAAGCGTCGGCACATAAAAACTTTGATCGCGCGAAAATCCGCCACGCCCCACGCGGCCGCAGACGTCTTGAGAATGCTGCGCAAGCTGATCGGGGTGGCGCTTGATCAGGAGTGGCTGGAGACCGACCCGACCTATCGTCTCGGCTACCATCCAGAATACAAGGGCTGGAAGGCATGGCCGGATGAGATGCTGGACAAATACGAAGCGCGCTGGCCGATCGACTCGACGCCACGGCTGGTCTATGCGCTCGCGCTCTATTTCGGCCACCGTCGGGCGGACATCACCAGAGTTCGCCCGACAGACTTCAAGGCGGATGTTCACAATGTTGTGCAGCATAAGACCCTTAAAGCCCTGGAGCTGCCAATCCACCCGAACCTGCGCGAGGTGCTGGCTGCGGTTCCCGATCTCGACAAGCGCAATTTTGTGGTGATGACCAAATGGGGCAAGCAGTTCTCGCCCAAGGCGCTGGGTATGCGGATGCAACGCTGGACTGAAGCTGCGGGTATCCCGCCTGGGTACACCCTCCATGGGCTGCGCAAGACGCTTGGCAAGCAGCTGGCGCAGCACGGCGCGACCACGCGACAGCTGATGGACGTGCTCGGGCACGACAATATACAACACGCTGCGCTCTACTCGAAAGAAGCTGAGCAAAAGCTCATGGCCGTGGCCGCCATGGAGAAGTTGATCAACTGGAGGAGGCCGAAATGAAAATGCGCGACCGCAGGCTGAAGCGCCTCGACAAACTCGGAACGCAGATCAACCGCAAGACGTCGTTGACTGGCAGGCCGACCAATCGAGCTGAACGGCGCAAGTTCGAACACGTTCTCAGACAGACGCAGGTCGATCCTGCCGAGGTAGATCAAGACGCGCTGTTTGAAGCGCTTAAAAAGCACCACGGCGAACCGACTGGCTAACCGCGACGGCTAACCAAATACCCGGTAATTGTAAGTAACTGAATACAATAAGGAATTAGCGCCACTGGCTCCCCGGGCTGCGGTGTCTGCGATGAACAATATCAACCACTTGCCAAACAGGTTAGCCATGCCTGTTTCCCGTGCGTTCTCGCAGTGTTAGGCTAACCTATTATTCAGCAGCAAGGAAAAAACCGTGACACCTGCAGAGCTTTTTGCGAACAAGGTCAAAGAAGAGGCGCTTTCACACCGTGACTATGAGTTTAACGCCCTCATTGAGCGAGAGTGGATGGACGCAATCAAGAAAGTGTTCGAGGAACAAGAATGCCCGGACTGCAAGTACTCAGTCAAGGCCGGGCATCAAGCGTAGCGTTATGACGGATTCGCCACGAGGTCGAGCACCGGGAGCTTCCGCTCCTCCCGCGCCAGAATCTCCAGCAGACGAGGCATCATATCGGTCTGCCGCTTACGCAGCCGAGTATCGTCGACTTTGGTCTGAGTCGTCAGCACAACGGAAATACCTGACATCTTTGTTGAATTCAGTTTCGGATCGTCTGGGTCCCACGGCATTTCCAGCAGTTCTTCGAGCTCATTCAGAGATATGTCGACAAGCCGGTCAAGCTTGCCGTGGTCTAAAACGTCATCCCTGACGCGAAGCCCATCTTCTGTAAGAGCGGCAGCTGCTTGCTCAACCGATCCCCTATGTCTGTCCGGTACATCGGGGAGTTGGGCACGACCAAGCGCTTCAAGCGACGATAGACGGTCTCTTTCGCCTGCCCGATGGTGTCGGCCACTGCCGTCATCACCAGCACGTAGTCCCCCGCCGTGCACGGCATCGGCATGTTGACGATCTTGCCGTCCACGTCGTTCGCCGCGACCTCCAGCATCATCTCGCAGGGGTGGAGGTGCTGCCACATCCCCGGCTTGACCCCGTAGATCGGAATCCCCGTCACTTCCTTCCTCGTGATGTGCGAGTAGGGATAGTCGGGAATGCTCAGCACGACGCCGATCGCTGTGCGGTCTAAGCAGAAATTCCGGGAATCGCGTCCCTGCGCCAGATCCATCAGCCATTCGACCGTGTCGCCTTCGTTGAGCGCCTGCTGGATATTGAATGTCGGCCAGCCCGGGCGCATCGTAAATTCGAGGGGCCAGATGTTGCCCGCCTCGTCGATGATCGTATTGACATCAATATAACCAGTGTACCCTATCCGTTCCAGATCCTCCTGCAAGGGGGTCAGCATCTTGCGAGCAAGCTTGGACGTCCTGACGAAGCGCAACACCGTGCCCTGCTCGCCGGTGGCCACGCCGAGGTCGCTGTTCATCAGCTTTTTGAACTCGAAGTTCTCACACCAGCCCTCGTTGAACCCACCAGGACCCCAGAAGCCCCCGACGGCCATCTCGATGCCTGCCTTGAAATCCTGCAGGATGAAGTCACCCTTCAGCTTGCCAAACTTCTTCCAGCGCTCCAGCATGTAGACCATGTCGGCCGGCGTCTTGGACACATAGGAGAGGGCCTTATCCGCATCCCCCGAAGGCTTCGATACGAACCGACGGTCTTCCTTCTTGACGAAGGCAATCGCGTCGTCATAGTTCGAAAAGATCCGGTAGGGCGGCACCTCGATGCCGTTCTTCTTCATGACCTGCTGGCCGATCTCCCGATCGAGCTCCCAGTCCGCGGCTTCCTTGGACGGCCCTACAACCATTCCGCCCGCTGATCGGTACGCGTCGATATCTTGAAGCCAACGGGTGTTGTCCGCGAGCACGACGAGCTCGGCCCATTTAAGATGGCGGGCGATGTCGAGGCCGTTGACGACCTTCACGATGCCCTTGCCGATATTGATGGTCTTGGGCGTGTCGCGAATCACCATCGTGACGTCGTGGCCATCGCGGTGCGCGCGCATGGCGATGTCAAGCGAGGCGCCTTGGGGGTCGACTAGTAAGAGGCGCATCGATCACACTTGTGTGTCTGGTTATGCCACTGTTTTTCGCAGATGAACCAGCCGCGCTTGCGGAGCGCGTCCATGAACTGGAAGGCGTCTTTGATCTCGGGCATGTCGTTTTGTACGGTGTGACCGCACCTGGTGCACGTCAGCGACAGCGCCAGAACTTCATCCGCCATTGGACTTCACCGGGGTCTCGCTCAGCGCCGCGGTCAGACGCGGATCGGCTTTAGGAGCGGTAGAAGTCCCAGCTAAAGGGACGTTGGAGATTTTGTTCAGCGCGGCCTCCGCGGCCCTCAGTGAATCCTCCTGCTTGGTAAAATGATCGCGCCAGCGCCCGAGCACATCGTCGCTTCGATCGAGCAGCAGCATCTTGCGCTTATTCAGCGCTGCCGCGTCCTTCTCCAGCGCGGCAATCACGTCGCCGACACTGTCCGCGAACTGGTCGAGTTGTCCCATTTCAAACTTCCTTCGTTGCAGGCATCGAGAACACTGGCAGGTCACTCACTGGGGCCTCCATAGATCGTCTTCTGTTTTGCTTCGGCCTTCTTGCGTTTCTTGTCGATCTGCTCGCCCTGGTACTTCTTGAACGACGCCAGCCCTTTCGGGTCGGTGAACTGCGCGGGCGATGGGCGAATGCCGAGATAGGACTGCAGGCCGAGCGCGGAGCCCTTCTTCTCGCCCTGCACACCCTGCTTGACCGAGATGGGCAGGAACTTTTCGGCGTACTGGAAGTACTCCTTCATCCACTCCGGCGCGGTGTGCTCGGGGTTCGCGATCGGGTCGTTTTTCCAGTCTCGATTCGCTGCGACCTCGCCGACAGTGGAGATCAGCGACGACCGCTTGTTGAGCATCTCCTGGTACCAGTCGTTGTACCAGCCGAACACGTCCTTTTGATAGCCGGGGAGCTGCGCGCGCTCCTCCACCTGTCCGCGGCCACCGAGGCCCGGCACCTCGCCGCCCGTGCGCGGCGCGACCAAGTCCTGCACGTCTTCCGGCATCTTGCCGGTCATGGCGTACTGGTACAGCCCGTTGGTGATCGCCACCGTGATCGGCAGCGCCACGACATAGCCGGTCTTCGGGTCGTAGCTGGTGCCCTTCAGGCCGAGGCTCTTGGGTTTTGTCAGTGCGGCCTTCGCACCGCCACCGATCTCCCTGACCGTGCCGAGGTTCCAGCTGTACGACCGCATGCCGAGCTGCGCGGTCTGCTTCAGCATGGTGTGCCAGAAGATGTTGTCCTGCACGACCTCGCCGAACCGGTTGTCGACGGAGTCCCAGATCTTCTTCGCCATGGCCACCTGATCGGGGTAGCTGGCCTTCGGGTTGGCCTGTAGCCACGCCGACATGTTCTCGTGGAAGGCGCCGACCTTCATCTTCGGGATGTAGACCTCGAACAGCGGCTGCGCGACTGACTGCAAGGTGCGGCCAACCTGTCGAGCGAAGAATCGCAGGGGACCCTTCGCGGCGTCGGCTTTGAGCGAAGCAAGCATCTCGCCGCGTTTGAACGCAGTAAAGTAGGAGTTCGCCGCCGAGAATTTATAGTCTGCTGCATGTTTGGTTCCGATCGCGCGCCCGCCACCGGCCTCCAGCAGGTCCATGGTCTTGCGCATCTGCGCGCTGCCGGTCGAGCGGCCGAGATAGACCTGCTGCGCCTTGTGGCCCATGAACGGTTTCACGCCCAGTGCGAACGGCGCCAGGGCTCCGGTCTTTGCCGACCCCGCCAGCAGCTTAGCGCCGGCCTTCAACTCGCCGCGGGAGAGCGCACCAACACCACTGACGGCCTGCGAGATGGCAGTCGCAACAGACGCTACCGAGCCTTCGTGCACCATCGTCAACAGGTGATAGCCCGAAAGACCAAGCTCCAGTGCTGTGATTGAATTGGACGCTGTCTGGAGCTTGTCGTAAATCTGGCCCGCTGTTTCCCATTGATGCCACCCCTTCGCGATCGAGTTGTTGTAGACACGCGCCCAGTCCTTGGGTGCATAGGCCTGCATGTCGCCGTAGGACGTGCGTCGCAGCGATAGCCGTCCTTCCAGCTTCTCAAGGCCAAGCTTGGCCGCGACCTGCGGCTTTCGAAAGTACTTGACGTCCTTGGTCGCGCGGCCGGCGTCGATGATCGCGTTGTGCGCGATGAACCTGTCCATGTTGGTGACGTAGTCGGTGATCGTCTCCAGCGGGTTGAGCGTCTTCGGCGTCAGCCCCGCGGCGATGCCATCGGCGATGGTGGGGATCGAGCGCTTCTGCAGGTTCTTGCCTGTGCCCTGCTTGCCATACCAGCTCTTGGTGAAGGCCTGCGCCGCCTGCGGGTTCTCCCACTGGTGAGTGTAGTAGTCCTCCACGAACGCCATCTGATGCGTGGAGGGCAGCGACTGCAGCTTGGTTTTGCGCTGGTCGACAGCTGTCTTGACCGCGTCGGCCACGGGCTGCAGGGCAGGGTCCTTGATCGCCGCGCCCTTGGTGCGACCCTCGATGTAGCCGATCAGCGCGACCTTGTCGTTGTCGTCGAGCTTGTTGACCGCCTTAAAATACTCGTCGAACGACGCCCTGGTGGTCTCGGTGTCACGCGCCGCGATCCCCAGCGAGTTGCGGATCAGCGTCTCCGCGCGATCGCCCTTGCCGATCTTCTCCGGGTTGAAAATCTTGTTGAGGAACGTTCCGACTTCGCCGACCACGGTCTTGGCCTGCTTCGCGGCACCGCCATATTTGAACACGCCGATGCCCGGCATGGTCAGGTTGCCCACGGCTTCCGTGATCTCGTGCTTGACGCCGATCTTCTCCTCTAGCGGCTTGGAGACCAGCGAGCGAAATGCGCCCATGATCGGGCTGGTGACGGCGCCCACGAGGCCACCGGCCACGCCGCCGATCCCCTTGAGCGCCTTCAGCGGACCCGTGCCAGGGTTGACGGGGGGAGGGCCCTTCATGCCGTCCGCTTCCCACTTGCGATAGGCGTCGGTGTAAGCGTTGTACTTCTGCAGCTCCTCCTTGGAGAACGCCTCTCCCGTGGTGGTCTTGCCTTCCTTGTACTGTTTGACGCTCTCGCCGAACACGTCCTTGACGTCGCTCGGAACGTCCTTGACCCGCCCGAGACCGGAGTGCGTGGACGGCGCGATCGCATCGGGATCGTCGGGCGAGCGCGTGACCGCGCCCTTGAAGACGTCGAGCCGCGACTTCGGCTGAAGGTCTGCAAAATAGCCCTTGTCCGCCTTCTCCGGTTGAAGGTCCGCGAAGTATCCTTGCCCCTCCGCGGGCTTCACGTACTCCTTGGCCTGACTTTCATGCAGGCTCTGAGCATAGGCATCAGCTTGCTCTGGCGAATCGAACTTGCCAAGGTGCTGTCCAGTCTTTCTGTAGTTGGCTATCGCCTCTTCATTAGAGACAACTTTGTCACCAACCACGGTTGGGATCAGAACTTCTTTGCCGTCGTCCTCAATAGAGATTGAACGGACAGTGCTGATAGAACCGTCCGCGTTCTTGACCGTAGGTCGATTATGCAGGTCGATATTGCCAGCCTCGATAAGGCCCGGAGGTGCCTCGGGATCTTCGCCAGCCTTTGCGTCGGTGGGGGCCATGGCGATGCCGCCGGCCGCGCCCGTGATGCCCACAGCTGCGATGCCTCGGGAGATGTCTTTCGACGTCGGGTCGAAGCGCGCAGCGAATTTGGACTTCACCGTGCTCTGACCATCGGGGAAGGTGACGAAGATCTTTTGCGGGCCGAGCGTCGAGGTGCTGTTGGGCTCGTCCACGACGTTGTCGATGACCACGCCCTTCTTGCCCTGCGCCTTGGCTTGCTGGATGGCGCCTACGTTGAACTCAGTCCACTGTTTCCCCTTCGCGTCGGTCAGCAGATAGTCCGACGTATCGATCCACATCGGCACCACGGATGCACCTTCCCTATAGGCTCCGGGTTGTGGGTTCGGGCCTGGGTGCTTACCGATGTAGCTGGTGTACATGTCGGCCAACCGCGTCGACACCGACGAGAACATGTTTTCGCCCTTGAACTCAGGCCCGAAGTCACCGCCGGGCTTCACCTCCATACCGCGAAACGCTTCGGTGACGTAGTTGCCCTTCACGCGCGCCTCCTGTCGCGCGGCTTCCGGAAGCACGTCGGCGTGCATGGTCGGCGGCTTGACCGTGGGAGGCAGGCCAGGCGCAACCGCTTGCTGCTGCGCAGTCTTGGTCGCTTGCTCCGCGAAGGTGGGCTTTGGCGCTGCAGGAGCCGCGGGCTTGTTGACGTCAGCCATCAGCTCCGCGATCTGAGCCTCCAGCGACTTCTCCGAAGGTTTCGGGATCGCGGCGGGCTTCGGCACGTCCTGCTTGGTCTTGACGATGTCAGCAAAATAGTCGGCGCCGGTCTTGGCAGGCTTGTTTAGGATGCTGGCAAAATAGTCGATGTCGGCAGAATAGCTGGTCGCCTTGGCTGCGGGCTTGGCCGCCTTCACCGCCGGTGCGGTCTCGCCGATCGCGTCGAGCAGGCCCGTGAAGATCTTTAGCGGGTCGGCCATCACAACCCGCCGTTAGCCATGTACCACCACACGTACAGACGCATCGCAAACCACAACGCTCCATAGCCAAGGCTATAAACTGTCGCCAGCCAGAATAAAATTCGCAGGACATCAGCTGTGTACATGGTTCATAGCCCGTCCGTCGTGTACCCGTCAGCCTTCATCTTCTCGATCGCCTTCGCCCGCAGCTCGGGATGATCCTTGATCAAGGCGTCGAACTGCCCGCGGATCTCCGAGGGGATCGGCTTGGGCTGGTCGCCCGCGCGCTCACTGGTCTTGCCACCGCCTGCAGGTGCGGCGCCGCCCGTAGGCGTCGACGAGCCCTGAAGATTGCGCATGTTGGCGATCTCTTCCTCGGCCGAGTCGTTCACGTCTTTGGCCAGCTTCGCCTTCTGCTTGTCATCCATCCCGTTGTTCACGGAATAGATCGACGCGGCCGCGAGCGCCGCCTTGCGCTTGGCGTCGGCGATGTCCCGCCACTGCTTCATCGTGGCCGACTTGTCGCCGGATGCGATCTTGTACTCCAGCCCTTTCTGCTGCAGCGCAAGCTTCTGGACGTTCTGGTCCTGCTGGATCGTCTGCTTGGCCTCTAGGCGGGACTCCTTGGTGTCGAATCGCTTCTGCTTGGCCTCGTTCTCGTCGCGCATCCGCCCTTCACGGGTCTGAAACTGGTTCTCCCGCTGCTCGATCGACTGCTGGCGCAGATTCAGATTCTCATTCTGCATCTGCTGGCGCATCTCGGCCACTGCCTGCTTGGCCTCGGCATTGAGATAGGGCAGCGCGGCGTTGAGCGCCTCGACCAGCACGCGCGGCTGAATGCCAGGGTTGGCCTTGGCGATTGCCGCAGCAGCGGTCTTCAGGTCGAACTGGCCTTGGCCCTGCGGAGCGCCCCCACCAGGAGGACCACCGCCACCGGGTGGACCGCCTTGGGGCTGCGCGCCAGCAGGAGGAGCACCGGCAGGCATGCCTGCCTGCGGACGCGCAGCGCCCCCTGCCGTCGGGCCCGGCGGAGGGGGTTGGGGTGGCTGCATGGGTTGTGAGGGCTGGCCGGGCGGGGGCGCCTGGGGAGCCATCTGCTGGGGCGGGGGAGGTGGTCCCCCGGCCTGCGCGCCGGGGACCATCTGCTGGAACACCTTGCCAAGCGCAGCCTTGCCTGCATTCTCGGCCTGCGCATTCTCCAGCTGAAGCTTGCGCACGTCGTTCTGCTGACTCTGGGTGTCGGCTTCCTGCTGACCCGAGTAGACCGCGGATAGACCACCAAGACTTACCATCACAGCCCCGATACGAAGCCAGTGCCACCCGAGGCCCATCCCGGCGTGTTCTTCTGGAAGTTGCTGATGCCCGTACCCAGCCCTGAAATACCCGCACCGAGGTTTTTGCCAAGCGTCTGATTCTGGTTAAACGCCACGTTGTTCTGGTTGACGTTGGCATTCTGCTGGTTCGTGGCGACCCCGGCCGCACCTTGGCCGAGCTGCAGGTACTGCATCCAGTTCTGAAGCGGCGTCTGCTGGATGGCTTGCCCTTGACCGAGCGCCCCGAGCTGGTTCGTGCCGATCGTCTGGGACGTGTTGTAGGGCATCGACGCGCCCGCCATGAACGTGCCCGGCGCCTGCCCCGCTAGGTTCTGCCCCTGCGTGACATCGTTCATCTGCTGGCCAAGCAGATTGGTCGCCGTGCCCGCGCCGGTCTGCTGCCGCTGCAGCGCGTTCTGCTCCCACGCGTTGTTGAAATTGAGGTTGGACTGCGACTCGACCCCGGCGCCGTAAGGCGTCGAGTCGATGCCGCGCGCCTCGAGCAGCGCCCGCGTCTGGTCGGTGTTCTGCTGGAACTGCTGATTGTAGACGTTGCCCATGGGGTCGAAGCCCGTGTTCAACGCCTGTGTGGCGTAAGGCACGAGGCTGTTGCCAGTGTTGGTCAGGTTCTGGCCCTGCCCAAACTGAGACAGCCCCGCCATTTCCCCGAGACCGCCAGCCACATTGGCACCTGCCTGGGCAGCCCCCGCGCCGGGGTTGTTGTAAAGGTTCTGCACCGCCTGATTAGCCTGCGGAACCGCCCCCTGCTGCCCCTGGATCGCCGACTGCAGGTTCTGGTCGGCTGCAGCCTGACCAGTGGGTTGGTAGACCGGCGCGGCCTGCGGCACGTTGCTGGCGGTACTGCCCCCGCCGAACAGGGCGCCGCCGATGGAGGCGAGAGGTCCGATCAAACCAAGTGCCATACCCATGAGGACTACCCTATGAACTTGGAGAAGATGGTCTCCGTCGCCTTGTACCCGAGACGCTCGAACAACTTCCCGATGGTACCACGACTGGCCTCGAAGTGAAGTTTTGTGTTGACCATGACCACCTTCACCCCCAGCCGACGCATGCCCGCCTCGATCTCCTTGAGCATCTTGTAGCCCGTCCAGCCGGAACGGTAAGCCGGGTCGAGCCAGAAGATGTCAGTCTGCGCCCACACCGTGGAGGCGTAGTGCAGGTGGGGGTGCACCAGCATGAACACGTAGCCCACCAGCACCCCGTTCGACCGCACCGTAAGGGTCTGCAGGATGTTCAGCAGGTCGTACTCGTAGTACCTGGACCAATTGGGGTCCAGCGGGACCTCGTCCTGGTTAAGCGCGATCTCCCGCCAGTGCCTCATGAAGAGGGGCGGGAGTTCATTCGCGAAGTAATTGAACCGTTCCCAGCGGATCTCAAGCTTCGCGGGGGCCGAGGTTGTTGGTTGCTTTCGCAACGCTGCTGCGAGTTGCGTCACTGTCGACCTTCGTCGTGGTGGGAAGCTTGGTGCTCGCGTCGCAAGCCTTCGGGCTCTTGTTGGTGAGCCCCTCCTTCAAAACGCCGCTTTTCATGGCTGCTCCTTAGTTGACGCAGTTGAACCCCATCGTGATGGTAACCGACCCTGTAGAAGTGGCGGAACCGTTACCAAAAATAACTGAAAGCGAGCCCGCTGTAGGCGTCATAGACGATACAAACGGCGTAGATCCAGCACCGCCCGTCGCCGTAATCAAACCTCCGGTGCAGACTGAATTGGCCGCGATGGAAGTGTCCGTAATAGTCTGCGTGCTGGTGCCGTTTGCACCGATGGTCATAGCGGTCCAAGCCGCAGTACCACGTTGCCCAGCACAAGTTACTGCTGCACCTGACGCAGCTGAACCGGAGCAGAAAGCGCCCACACCGATGACCGGAGTAGCCGGCGCATAACCCTGCTGGCCATTAAGCTGCTGGATCAGGGCATTGATGGTGCCCACGATCTGCGACGCCTCGCTGTACTGCGACGTCGAGGGGAGCAAGGGCAGGCCAGCGGCAAAGGCACTGGCCGAGAACAGGACCGCTACCAGGGCGGCTAAGAGCTTACGCATAGAGGTAGTCTCCGAGGTTGGGGCGGTTCTGCCCGAGAAGTATCAGAACTTGATGTACTTGTCCACGAGGGCGGTCGGCTGCAGGTTCGAGAAGGGGGTGCTCGTGCCGCTCTGTGCCGTGCCCGTGAAGGTTTGCGACGAAATTGAGAACAGATTTACGGTTGTTCCGGGAGCACCATACAAATTGGTCCCACCGCCAGAAACCGAATACCCGGCTTGTCCTACATTAGCGGTTGCCACCGTGCTGATCGTGCCTGCCGGCGTGTAAGGCGGCAAGTTGCCCGTGACGAGCGTCTGGGTCTGCGCGCCGCAATTCGGGCCCGTTGTCGAAGCGTTGGTGCATGTGGCGCCAGTCAGCACTGAACCGCCGGTGTCACGCATCGCAGTCACGCGCCCTTCGAGACTGGGCAGGTTAAATGTCGTGCTGCAGTCTCCTTGCGGGTAAGGCCCTATCGAGAGCGTTGTCGCACCGTTCGCCCCGGCGGCTACGTTGAGCACAATATGTGAACCGTCAGGAATACTTTGGATCACGGAATTGCAGGTGACGTTGTTACCGCCGACTGCCCAGCCGGGCTCCAAACCTCCCGCGTTGCCACCGGGTAGCGTGACCGTCGTAGACCCAGAGGACGTTGTCGCAGATATCGACGGAAAGTTGAGACAGCTATAAAGCCCCGAAAAAGTCGTGCGCGAAACTGCCGCGCCGTTGGCTCTAAGATAACCAGATGGCGCAGACACTCCGGGCCAGTCGATGAGCGTGCAGGGCGCGACCAAGGATTGCGGGGCGGGGGTAGTGATCTGGTACTGCGTTCCGTCAAAGGTGGCCGTGTACAAGTTTCCGGCCGTGAACTCACTACCACTCAGCGCGACAGGACCGGAGGCGCCTTGCTTGAAGACGTTGGTAGCGCCCGTGCTGGCGACGTTCAGAGTCGTCGGCCCGGTATTCGTGAACCCCGCGAGAAAGGTGGTGCTCTTGCCCGTGACAAGCGTGAAGCCGGAAGGAATCGGGGAGGCAACCGTCTGCGCGTTGGCCGAGCCCCCCGAAGTGCCGCCGATATAGTTGCTGGTACCGCCACTGGTGTAGACCAAGGGTGTGGTCAGATTGTTCAGCGCGTTGATGTTGGTGTTGATCCCCGCGTTCGCAGCGTTCGCGTTCACCGCGGCCACGATCGTGTTGAGGTCCGACATCACCTGATTGGCGTCGGCGATCGTGCCGTTCTGCAAGGTGAAAGGCAGCGTGCCGACGATCTGAGCCGTCACGGGTGCCGCCCACAGCGCCAGGACAAGGGCTAGAATTTTCCGCATCGTCAAGCTCCTGTAAGCGTCTGCTGGAGGTACCCAAGCTTCTGGTACCGCATGAACATGTCGCTGATCCTGAAAGTCAAAAAGCTGTTGCCCGTGAGCTGAAGCTGCGCCTTTCTGAACACCAGCAGTGAAGGCCATGGGATCTGGATCGGGGCCAGCCCGGTGTTCGACGCTCCCCAATTTGCCTGCCCCCAGAGGAAAGCGCCCCAGAGCGGCGCGAAGACAGGCGGCGCGAGATTGACGCTCCCCAGCAGGGCGCCGTTCACCCCGATCGCCTGCACGTTGTAGGTCGAGCCCGCCGAGTCCAGCACCATGTTGAGGGTGTGCTCGTTCAGCGCGATCTCGTTCATCTCCTTGGTGTCGGGCAGGATCGAGGTCTTCCACGTGATCGCCAGCTGTTGCCCGTTCTCGATGAACGTACTGTTCGGCTGTATCGTCGAATCGCTCCTGAACAACTGCGCATTGACGCCCTGCGCAGCGATGATGAACGACCCGTTGAATATGTCCGCGTTCGAAGGCGGGAAGGTATGCGGTCCCGACCAGTTCTCCTTGGTCATGTCATACCAGTACTCTTCGAAGGGTGAGCCGACCTTGAGAGAGTTCTGCGTCGTCACGCGCAGCGTGTTCGCATTGCACGTCAGCACCACACGTGTCGGCTGCACAGCGAACACGAACGGACGATTGACGCCCGCTCCGTACATGCCGATGGGGTCGGAGATGCGCGCGTTGAAGTCGATAACTCGGATGCCATCGGTGGCGTTGAACGCCAGCCCTTTCGGCGTTGTAGAGATGCCCAGCGACGAAGCGGTACCCGTTGCTACGTTCAGGGCATTGACCGCAAGCGTGCTCAGTGCCGCATCACCCGTTACCTGGAACACGTTGTTGGCCTTGAACACCATCAGGGACTGGATGATGCCCCCGAGCTGGTTGGCGAGCGGCAAGCCGGCCATGGCGGTCAGCGTCAGACTATCGCCATAGGTCAAGATCTGCGTCGCGTTGGTGATGACCGTCGCCGCCAGCACGTCCGAGAAATAGGTGCCGGGCTGACCCGTCGGGGGGTTGACGATGTAGTACGCGCGCCCACCGAACTGCGCCACTGCACTGGGGCGCGAGGGGAGAGCGTTGGTCGTCGTGTTACCGCCGTTCCACGTCGGCGCCGCTAGGTTGGAGATGTCGAACCAGCCGAACACGACCCCACCGCCAACCGTGAAGCCGGGGTGCGTGACCACCAGCTTGGTCCCGACGAGCGCCATTGTCGGCGCTTCCCATGCGCCTGTCGCGAGCGGACTGATCGGCGTGTTCGCGTTGGTGATGCCGCTGACTGTGACAAAGACCATATTGACGAGGTCAAAGCAGAACGGCTCGTCATGGCCGGCGTTGCGGCCACTCGCGATCAGGCCGAAAACAAAGTTGCCTATGACTTGAAAGACCGAGACGAACCCCGGCGTCGTGAAGCCCCCAAACGACGTCAGGCTGATCGACGCCGGCCGCGGCGCCCATAGGTTCGGCGTCGCGAGGTCTGGAATCAGATTGGTGAGCGCCGCCATCGCACCGGGAAAGACATTCGTCCCGTCGAGCGTGTCCGAGACCCCCGCGGGCGAGAAGAACATTGGCTGTGAGCGGCGGATTGCCATCTACCAGCCCACGACCTTTGTATTTCGGAGCGCCGTGTAGGAGGTTCCGAACCGGCGCGGATCGAGCTGCACCGTCTTCACGCGCCCATCGGGGTCATCCTGCATGATCAGGTACTTGCGCAGGATCACACCAGCGCCTTGCGGATACTGCGCCTCCTCGGCACTCAGATAAGCCGTTGCGCGATCGTCATCTGTGAGCGACATGACCTCGCCGGCCAGCCGACGGATCAGGTAGTTCTGGTTCGGAAACCACGGCACCGTGGTGGAGGTCTCGGGCGTCGTGATGTCCGGCATTTGCCTGAAGTAGCGCACCGTCGCCGGATACGCGCCGCTCGCCGGATACCAGACGTAGAGGTTCGGAGGCGACACCGACATGTCAACATAGAAGCGCTCGGGGTAAGAGTTCTGCCCCGGCGACTGCACAAAGGCGTCAAACTCGGCCTGCTCGATGTTGATCATCTTATAGATCGTGCCTTGGATATTGTAAAAATGGCCACCCTTCGGCGCGCGCAAATAGTCCACGGGCATGGGGTTGGGACCGCATCCCGCCGCATAGCCGAGCCCGGTCGCGCTGGTGTTGAAGGTGAAGGTGAAGTTCTGACGGGTGACGACTAGGTCATAGGTCTGGCACAGCTCCGAAAGGATCGAGTTCAGGAGCTGGCCAGCTTGCGCCGTAAAACCAGGGGCCTTGGCGATCTGCAGGGCGAGGCTAACGATTTGTTGGGCCTGCAGAGCCATGTCCTAATCGTCCTTCAGTTCGGCCTCGGCTTCCGCGATGCCCTTCTTGATCCGGTCGATATTCACACGGCACATCGCCACGCTCTGGATCTTGTTGTCACGCGACGACGCGAGCGCGCCATTCCACTGAAAATCGCCCCGCCGCCCCCGTGCTTGGTGCTCGCGCACTGTAGTCTCTTCAAACTTCACGAGGTCTTTCTCGTGCAGCGGTAGCTCCTGCTCGGACTTCTCAAGCAACAGCCTCATGTCCTTCAGCCTGTACCGGACCTCCTGCCGATCCGCGGCGACCAGCGCGCGATCGAGAAGCGCGTTGATCAGCTTCGGCGTCGCGTCGATCGGCAGATAAGTCTGGATGACCATGGCCCGCCGGTCGTTGATCTTGCAGTCGATAGAAAACCCGATGGCCGGTTCACCCGGCCCGATCTTGTCCTTCATGTGCCTCTACTTCCTTGCAGGTGGATTATGCAGCGACGTCGTTCGGTGAGAGCCGCACGTTGCTTTGCGCGCGGTACATGTTGCCGTCCTTGCCGTCGATCTCGCGCTGATGCTCCCAGCCCCGATGGATGATCTCCCGCATCGTGTTGTAGAGCCGCTCGCCAACCGTATAGGTGGCGCCGTGCAGGTAGATCTTGGAGTCGATCATCAGACGGTCAGAGTGCGGCGCAAGGTCGAGCATGATCGTGAACTGCTTCTCGCCCTTGATCGGTAGCGGCCCCTTGATGACATCCTCGCCGTCATCGGAGATGCCGATCTCACGTGCAGCAATCATGTCCGCTTTCTTGCGGATCGCGCGCTCGCGCGCCTGCTTCATGATCTCCGGGTCGATCCCGTCATCGTTGAGATGCGGGCGGGGTTTCTTGGCCAAGTGCAGGTCTCCTTACGAGTGCGTCCAAGCGGCGTTTGCGATCGAGTTGGCCGATATCAAGATCGGCCACCCCTGACTGTCGACCCCAACATAGTCGCCGGGCAAAACCTTCAGGATGCCTCGGTTCGGGACATAGAGCAGGTTGCCTTGCGACCACGCCGTGGGCATGCGCGGGTGCGCCACGTTGAGGTCGTCCTTGATCAGATTGGCGATCTGAGCGAGGTCGGCAGCGTCCTGTGCGGGGCCGCCGCCCGCGGGGACAGTGGTCAGCGCCCCCGCGACCAGGGCCGTCAACGAGTTGTTGGC